ATGTTGGAACAACAACAGGTTTGGCTAACTTGAAGTATCAGGGAACTCTAAAGGGAACTGGTACATTCACAATTCAAGGTGCTAGCGCAACAGTTACAGGCAACAACGCCGCATTTACAACAACAGGCGCAGCCGCATCACGCGCTACTGCTGATACTTCTGCTTATGCAACAGGTTACGATGGAATTCTTCCAACAGTACTTGGTTCAAATAGCGGAAAGAACAACTCAATTAACTCAACATTCTCAACATCAAATCCTGGTGTTGAATACCAGAATGTATTTTCTTCACTTTACGATTCAGTAAAGGCTGACCCAGACGAGATTTTCCTTAACGGTTCAGACCGTAAGCAACTCTCAGATGCAATTAAGAACGGTTCAACTGCAAACTACCGTCTAAATCTCTCACAAAATGAAGTTGGAGATTATGTTGGTGGCGCAGTTATCGGTGGACTACACAACGAAATCACAGGCAAGTTGGTACCACTTACTGTTCACCCATGGTTGCCACAAGGCGTAAGCCCTGTGCTTTCATACACACTTCCAATTCCAGACACAGAGGTTTCCGATGTATGGGCAAACTTTATGGTTCAGGATTACATGGGCATTCAATGGCCAGTAACTCAGTTCGCATACGAGTTCTCAACATACTTCCGTGGAACATTCTTCTGCACCGCTCCAGCATGGAATGGCGCAGTTTCAGGAATTGTAAACGCGTAGTAATTAACAGAAAGGGGGTGCGGTGTAAAAGCCGCACTCCCTATCTTTAGGGGGGAAATAAATGGCAAGATTAATAGCATCAGATAAAGGGTTACGCGGAGTTGATGTAGGCACAAAAAATGGTCAGAAAATAAAATTAAATCCAAACAAACAAGGCGTGTTTGAAGTTAATAATCCTAAACTTGCTAATCAATTAAAAAAAGAAGGCTTTTTTGAAGCGTCGCTAATGGGACCAACAACAAATAATGAAAATGTTGGCTATAATTGTACGCAGTGCGGTTTTGGAAGTTGGTTTCGTAAGTGTTCTCGTTGTGGACACGAAACATTCGCACAAAGAGATGGGGAATAAAAAATGGCAGTAGGTATTACACCAGACACAACAGATGAAAGTGCCTATATTACCCTTGCTGAATACAAAAATGCACCTACATCTATTGACTATGACAATCTTGTCGTAGGCGGTAACTCTGCCGCACAAGATGCAGAACTATCAAATGTTATTATGCGTGCATCTTCCTATATGGACCAACATTTTAATCAAAATTTAGCCGCACAAACATACACAGAAACTCAACGCACTCGCATGACGAGCGAAGGTTACATAGCGTTACACCCAAACAATGCACCTGTTATTCAATTATCAGATTTTCAGTATGGTGCCACTCCACTTAATTTAATGACTTTGCCAGATTGTTCTCAAACTTGGTTTGAAAACCAACAAATTATTATTCCGTTATCACAATTATCAACTTCATATTCAAGTCAAGGACCACTATCATTTGGCGGTGCAATTCCACGCCAGCAAATCTTTACCAAATATACCTATGTGGCAGGTTATGTAAATACAAAAATTGTAACGGCTACTGCAACTCAAACCACGCTAACTGTTAAAAGCGGTGCTGGAATTATTGCTGGTCAAATCTTGCATATCTATGATGGCGCGTTAAGTGAAGATGTAACAGTTGCTTCTACTTACACAAATGGTTCAACCACAGTACCTCTTACAACTGCGCTAGTTTCAACACACGCCGCAGGAGTTGCAATCGGTAATTTACCTACCACAATTAAACAGGCTTGTATTCTTATCACAACCGCATTTATCAAAATGCGCGGAGATAACTCTATGACTATGAACATTACAACAAGTGCTAATGCAGGTATTGATGGCGCACAACGCTTTGGTGGAGATATGGCTACTGCTCTTGAAATGATTAAACTTTACCGCAGGGTCAGATAATGGCAGGTCGCACAGGGGTACGAAGTACGCTTCATACATTTTTAAGCGTACCTGCTATACAAAATGTAAATCAGGTACTTACATCTTTTCCTAAGCGTATAAACTTTCAAGAAGGTAGTACCGCAGGTCAATTAAGCCGTGCGGCATTAGTTATTTTTATTCAATCAGAAACAGAAACACGCTTGGCAATAGGCGGAGCCACTAACGGTTGGAAGCGTGTAGATTATGGCGTTGTAATACAAATTTATCACCACTCTTTGCAACGCGATAGTAGAGATGCAATGGTAGATTTTGATACAATGGTTGATGCTATTAAGACAAGGTTACGCTCTAATCACAACTTTGGTGATACAACTGGCACTTTAGTGTGGCAGGGAGCAGAACCTATAATCAATGCGTCTTATGGCGAACCATCAACAACCAATGAGGGTGCAACGGAAACTTACGCTGAACTTCAGTTTGATGTTACCGAGATGATACAAGCATAGGAGAAACATGAAATACAAATACATAGGAACAGATGAGCGCGTGTTCCCTTCGCTTGGAGTTGTTGTCAATTCTGGCGATGAATTTGATGCGCCTGATGATTTTTCTGCACCAGATTGTGTTCCATCTAGTGGAGTAAAAGCATTTCCAAAACCAATAACACCATCAACCGAGACAAAAAAGCAGGAGAGTGAATAATGGCCGTACAAGCCTCCGTCCGTTCCTATGTGGGTATAGCCAAAGAAGCCACTAAGGGAACCGCAGTAGCACCAACAGATTTTATCCCTGTTGCAAAAGACAGTTTGGCACCAGTAGATATTGTGGACCCTTTATACGATACAGGGCTTCGCGGTTCTAATGTTGTTAATTACAACTACATTCCTGGTCGTAAGCGTTCAACATTTGATTTTGGTGGCGCAGTATTTGCTGATGCCATTGGTTACCCATTAGCAGGACTTATGGGTGCTTGTGCTACAACTGGCGCATCTGCTCCATACACACACACAATTTCATTATTGAACAGTCTTACATCAAATGTTGATGTTCAACCAATTTCTTACACTATGACCGATTTTTATGCGGTTGCAGTACGCCGTTTTCCGGGCTGCCAATTCAGCGATTTCACATTAAAGTTTAACGCTGATGGTATGTTGGAATACGATACAAAGACAACAGGTTGGTCATCAAGCACAACAACAGACCCAACACCAACATTTAGCACAGTATTACCTACACCAGTTTGGCAAGGAACAGTTTCTATCGGCGGTTCAGCAGTATCTACCGCAATGGAAGGTTCTATTGAAATGAAGCGTGCCGTAACACCTATTTATGGCATCTCACAAACACAAGACCCATATCAAGTATTTCTTGGCGGTCTTGAAGTAACTGGCACAATTAAATTTGTAATGGAAACTGATGCAGAATTAACACGCTTCTTAACAAATACACAACCTGCCATTGTCCTTAACTGGGCTTATGGAACAGGCGCAAGTGCTATACAAATCCAAGCAACTCTTACTAAGGGTGCTTATACTGCGGCAACAGTTAGCCGTGGTGATGATTTTGTATCAGTAACTATCAACTTGAACGCTCAATCAAATACAACTGACGACGGAGCATCTGGTGGTTTTGCACCTATCAAGTGGGTAATACAAAATGCAAAGGCTTCTGGTACTTATATCTAAGTAACAGAACAAAAGTGCTAGGGGGTTGGTTGAAGCAGTCGCCTTCCCTGCTCCCACCCTCTAGCACCTTTTTACAAAAACTGGAAGGCATTAACTCCTATTGGAAGGAAACAAAATGGCAAGTAAGACAGTAACACTACCAATTAGCAAGGCTAAAGTTGTTCTAAAAGATGCATCAACTCTTAAAGTAAAAGACCGCAAGAAAGTATTTTTAAATGCCGCAAAAGCAGATGAAGGTATTATGCAAGCGTTATCTCTTACTGATGGACTTTTAGCAATTATTATTGAAAGTTGGGATTTAGATTTGCCTATTCCATCAATTCGCATCAATTCTCTTGATGAAATGGAAATGGCTGATTACGATTACCTAACAGAAGAAACAAAAGATGTTCAAAAAATGTTGTTCCCTGCACTTAATCAAACAGATGCCACAGAAAAGGACGCTGAAAGCCCTTTCGGCAACTCCAACGATTAAAATGGGTACTTGAAGGTGGAGAAAGGCACGAAGCCTTTACCTACCCAGATGAGCAGTTTGTTTATTATGTGTGCGC